ATGTCGGCCCTATTGCCCAAAGGCCGATACATTAGATGTGAAGGTGGAGACTGGCGACTCACTATCGACCGCGCTTGCGGGTGTATCCTGCCGCGCTAAAGGCAGGCAAGGTTAAGGGTGATGTAATCGACGCTGAGCCTATTGATGATGGCGTCGCGCAATTGACAAATTCAACAGACAATGCGGATTAGGTATTGACTGTGATATAAATGTCACGTTGCAAAAATACAACAGTGTTGCAAAAATACCACGAAATCGAGAAGCCCCCCCCTAATTTTTTCGAGGGGTGCAGTGTATATATATAACAATCCAAATAACGTGACCCTTATTTCATTACCCCCCCCCTCATCTTTCTAAACGCCACCTATGCCCCCACTAAAAATTTTTTTATATTTTTTAGACCCGCCCTATTAAATGACTTATTAACTTACTTATTAGTTTACTTATTAAGGGGTAGACAGCCTGACTATGGGGGGTAGTCACCATGACTATGGGGGGTAGTCACACTGACTAGGGGGCATAGTCACCATGACTATAGGGGTGTGTTATCTGTATCGTATTGCGGAGGGGTTCAAATCATGTATAAACTGCATCCAGAGGAGTAAACATATTCGGTCGAGCGCACTCCTCCTTAGGCGCTCCTGAACGAGAGGGGGCAGTTTTCTTTTCCCTTTGACTGTCCCCTCTCACTTCAAAAGGAAAGAGATATATGGCAGAGGAAAATGACGTTGGGGAGCTTTTGCTGGCAATCGCGCTAGACCCCGTTTTATTCGTAGAGGGCGTGTTGGACGCCAAACCAGAGAAATGGCAAAGAGAGGCACTTTATGCTGTGCGTGACAATGACAGGGTGGCTATTCGGTCTGGACACGGTATCGGTAAGACTGCATTTCTATCTTGGCTCATACTGTGGTGGGTTCTAACCCGTTCCCCTTCCCGTATTGCTTGCACTGCCAACACTGCTAGTCAGCTATCCGACATCTTGTGGGCCGAGGTTGCCAAATGGCATCGTCGTATGCCTGAAGGATTGAAGGAGCTTATCGAGGTAACGTCTGCAAAGGTAGAACTTACTGGTCAAGATAGCTTCGCGGTTGCCCGTACTGCTCGTCGTGAGACACCAGAGGCGTTGCAGGGATTTCACAGCCCCAATATGTTGTTTCTCGTAGATGAGGCATCAGGCGTTGATGACATCATCTTTGAGGTTGGTGAGGGTGCTATGTCTACAGAGGGTGCTAAGACTGTGATGACAGGAAACCCCACCCGTACATCTGGCTACTTCTACGAAGCCTTCAATAAAATGAGAGATAGCTTCTACACAATGAAGGTTGCCTCGCAGGATAGTACGCAGGTTGGGCCGAAGTTCATCGAAGACATGAAAATAAAATATGGGGAGGATAGCAATATCTTCCGTGTGCGTGTTTTGGGTGAGTGGCCTGAGGCTGACGATGACGTGGTCATTCCGTTACACCTTTTGCAGTCCGCCGCCGAGCGCGAGCAAGTACCTGCCGAGACGACACCCGTTGTATGGGGTCTCGACGTGGCGCGATTTGGCACTGATAAATCTGCCCTTTGCAAGAGAAAGGGTAATGTGGTAACTGAGCCTATCAAATCGTGGCGTAATAAAGATTTGATGGAAATGTGCGGGATTATCCTAAATGAATATGAAACAACCACATGGGCAGATAGGCCTGTTGAAATCCTTGTTGATAGCATTGGGCTTGGCGCTGGTGTTGTCGATAGACTCACAGAGCTTGACCTACCTGTTCGTGGTATAAACGTAGCAGAGTCCGCCTCCATGGGAGAGCGTTATGGCCGCTTGCGTGATGAACTGTGGTTCCTCGGTAAAGAGTGGTTTGAGATGCGCGACTGCACAATACCCCTCCAAGAAGAACTTATTGAAGACCTATCTAAGCCTAGATTTTCTTTCCTATCTAATGGTAAGCTGAAAGTAGAAGGAAAAGATGAGATGAAACGGCGCGGGTTGAACAGTCCCGACCTTGCAGATGCCTTTTGCCTTACCTTTGCTTCTCGTGCTAGTATTGCCACTAGCGGAAGCAAGCACAAGTGGAACTCGAAACTTAGTTATGGGTCACAAAAATGGATAGTCTAACCACTTTCGACGGAGAGCCAATCGAAGACACAGCATTTGAGATGCTGGCCCTTGTGCTTTTTCAACTCTCTGAGCAGGGACAAGATTGGGACGAGTTGATTGACACATGCCTGCTTGCCTCTGCCTTCTGCGCCCAAGAAGCGGACATGCACCCAGATGACTACATGATGAGAGTGCGCTCCATCAAGGTCACTGAAGACGGAATTTACGGAGACGCCTAATGGCAAAAATGAACTCAAATGAATTATTAAAGGCGACCCTTCCTTATATGCAATTCATTCACGATTATCATAATGACACGGTAAACAAGGGTCTTGCATTAAGACAAGAAAATGGAGAGGTAACTACCGTATACAGTCGCGGAATACCATTTCAGGGGAAAATTTATGAAGTTCCAGCATACGATAGAAATTCTGGCAGTCTGATGTCAGAGGACGAAGCGTATGAAAAGTATATCCCAATGTTAGAGTCTGGTTCGCTTCAAAAAAAATATGGAGATTTTGGTATCCCAAAATCAAAATACAATACTATCTTAAATCTTTACCAAAAATATAAATCCGAAAGTGACTATGGTAACGTACCAGAGTCAGCAATTAAATTTGATATGAGAAAAGACTAATGGCTATTGAATATCGCGGCGAGCGGTTTGCTGGCTATAACAAACCAAAACGCACCCCCAAGCATCCAAAAAAGAGCCATGCGGTTCTCGCAAAAGAAGGTGACAAGATTCGCCTTATTCGCTTCGGTCAGCAGGGTGTTAAGGGCGCTGGGAAAAACCCCAAGACAGCTAAAGACAAAGCACGAAAAAAATCGTATTATGCCAGACACAACGCGCAGGGTAAGCCGACAACTAAGTTGTCTGCAAAGTACTGGTCGCACAAAGTTAAGTGGTAGGAGTTTAGTATGCCGCAAGTCGGGAAGAAGCATTACAAGTATACCAAAGAGGGTATGGCAAAGGCGAAGGCCGCCGCTAAGAAGCGTGGCGTAAAAGTTAAATACGGCAAAAAGAAAACATCAAAGAAGAAAGCATAGACATGACTAACTGTCCTAACTGTGGCTATCCCACACACACAAACGTAACTGGCTCTTGCAAAAGCTGTCGGAACCCTTTGGTCGCTAGGGTTGAGGAAAAGCCTAAACCAAAGAAAGCTCCCGCTCTTAAAAAAGAGACAAAGAAAACCAAAGTTAAAAAAGCTCGCATCAAACCTACTATTGTAGGTATGGGCGATGACGCAACAGACTAAGGCAAAATTATGGCAAAGATGAACGACATCGAGTTTCAGGCTATTCTTCGTAATGAGATTGAACAGTCTATTGGCTACTACGACACGGAGTACTCACAAGACCGTCTTGACGCAATGGACTACTATCTTGGTGAGCCTTTCGGTAATGAAGAAGAAGGGCGCTCTCAAATCGTAAGCACTGAAGTCAGTGACACGATTGAACAGATTATGCCAAGCCTGATGCGTATCTTTACGCAATCAGACGAGTATGTGCGTTTTGCGCCTAATGGCCCAGAGGATGTGGCAGGTGCAGAGCAGGCCAGCGATTATGCAAACTGGGTGATTAACACCGACAATCGTGGCTTTGAAATCATGCACAACTGGTTCAAGGATTCCCTAATCCTCAAGCTCGGCGTTGTGAAGTACTACTGGGATGAGACAGAAGATGTCAAAACCGAAGAGTATGAAATGCTCACGTCTGAAGAGCTTACAATGCTTGTTGCTGACGCAGATGTAGAGGTTGTTGAGCAGGAAGAGATTTTGGTCTCTCCAGAAGAAGTGACGCCAGATGGTATGGTCATCCCAGCAGGTATCGCATACAACGTGAAGCTAAAGCGTACAGAAACCAATGGGCGCATTGCTCTTGATAATGTGCCGCCAGAAGAGTTCTTGATTAGCAACCGCGCCAAGAGCCTTCACGACGCAGACTTTGTTGCACATCGCACGACAATGACTGTTGGTGAGCTTGTTGACATGGGTTACGACAAGGAAGAGGTCGAGCGCTACGCTGGTTTCACAGACCTAGACATGAACGAAGAGCGCACAAAGCGTTTTGAGGATATTGAGTCTGGCCTTACCTACGACAGCCACGACCCCGCAATGCGGAATGTTCTTGTTACCGAGTCCTACATTATGTCTGACTACGATGGTGATGGTGTAGCAGAGCTTCGTCGTGTTTTGACTATTGGCAATGGATACTACGTTCTTGAGAATGAGGAGTTTGACCACATTCCATTCGCAACTCTGTCTCCAATCCTGATGCCTCACCGTGCCATTGGCCGCTCTATTGCTGACTTGGTTATGGACTTGCAGTTGATTAAATCAACCCTGATGCGTCAGTTGTTGGACAACATCTACAACACAAACAACTCCCGCGTTGTAGCTCTTGAGGGTCAGGTTAATCTTGATGACCTTATGACCAATCGCCCTGCTGGTATTGTTCGCGCACGTCAAATCGGTGCAGTTCAGCCGTTGGCAGTTAGCGATGTGTCTGGCGCTGTCTTTAATGCTCTTGGCTATATGGATAACGTAAAAGAGCAACGCACTGGTATGAACAAGCAGTCTATGGGCCTTGACGCAGATGCACTGCAATCAACTACCGCAACTGCTGTAGCCGCAATGCAAGCCGCATCACAGGGTAAGATTGAAATGATTGCCCGTGTGTTTGCTGAGACTGGTGTGCGCGACCTGTTCCGTGGCATCCTTCATCTCTCCACTAAATACCAAAACAAAGAGAAGATGATTCGCCTGAACAACAACTTTGTGACTGTTGACCCTCGTGAGTGGGATAATATGTACGACATCCAAATCAATGTTGGATTGGGTACAGCACAGAAAGACCAGCAGATTGGCTTCTTGATGCAAACTGCCGCAAAACAGGAGCAAATCATTGCTCAAATGGGGCCTAACAACCCGATGGTCAGCCTCGCTCAGTACCGCAATACACTAGCTAAGATTGCTGAACTCTCTGGCTTTAAGGACTCAGACCAGTTCTATGCACCTGCACAGCAGATTGAAATGCAACTACAGCAACAACAAGCGGCGGCACAACAGCAAGGGCCACAACAAGACCCAGCTATCGCCCTAGAGATGCAGAAGTTCCAAGCTGAGATGCAAATGAAACAAGCAGAGTTTGTTGCCCAGCAAGAAATGAAAGCAGAGCAAATGCGTTTGGACTTCGAGCTTAAACGAGAGCAGGCTGAGGCAGAGCTTCAACTTCGTCGTGATGAGCTTGCAATGGAAGCGCGTCTTCGTGAGCTTGAAAAAGAAGCTGGTGGAGATATATCAACAAACTTGCCACGCGCCTAGTTATTGCGTAAAAAGTATTGTGTGATATTTTAGCAACAGTAGAGGAGACTGTTTGTGAGTGAAGGAAAATTAAGGGGAGAGCAAGCACGGGGCGAACACGCCGCATCTTTATTGCGCGACCCGATACTTGCTGAGGCGTTTGAGGTTCTTGAGGAAAGATACCTTAACGCCGTTAAAGATGTCACGTCATCTCAGGATGAACGTGAGTGGCTCTTTAAGATGTACCAAGCGCTAATGGTGGTGCGCGGCCATCTTACAGAAGTTGTCGAGACTGGCAACTTAGCTAAACTGGAAGTGGATTTCCAGACTAACATGAAGAGGAGATAGAGAATGGCTGACGAAACTACTACCCTACTGGGTGCAGGTGAGTCCCTAACGAAAAGTCAAGCGATTGACGAACTCTTAAATGTCAACGCCCCCGAAGAGGCAAGCGAGGACGTTTTAGAGCCTAATGCCGAGATGGACGAAGTGGAGCAAGAGGAAACTCTTGAAGAAGCTGAAGAGGTCGAGGCGACATCTGAGGATGATTTTGATGATGAGGACGCTGTTGAGCTATCCGATTCTGATGATGAAGATGATGATGATGAAGAGTATGAAGTTGACGCTTCCGAGGTTATGGAAGTTGAAGACGAAGATACTTATTACACTGTGAAGGTTGATGGAGAGGAGAAGCAAGTTAAGGCCGACGAGCTTGTCAAATCCTACCAATTAGAACAGGCGGCGCAAAAGCGTATGCAAGAAGCGGCAGAGCTTCGTAAGAACTCTGAAGTGGAAATGCAAACTTTAGCGCAACAGCGTGAGCAATATGCTCAGGCTTTAGAGCAGTTGAACAACCAACTAAACTCTACTGAAGAGCCGACTCAAGAGTACTGGGACAAGTTGTACGCAGATAATCCTGCTGAGTTTGTCCGTCAACGCGAGGTTCATCGTGACCGTAAGGAAGCCTTACAAAACGTGCAAGCCGAGCAACAGCGAGTACAACAAGAGTCTATTCAGCAGGCACAGGTTGCGCGTCAACAATATCTAGCTGATGAGAACGAAAAGCTTTTATCAGTGCTACCAGAGTGGAACGACCCAGAGGTTGCAAACTCAGAGAAACAGGCAATTATTAGTTACGCCCAGCGAAGCTTGGGATTCAGTGACGAAGAAGTTGCCAACATTTCTGACAGCCGTGGTGTCTTGGCTCTTCGCAAGGCTTATCTTTATGATGAGTTGATGGCTAAAAAGCCACAGGCTCAAAAGAAAGTAAAGAAAGCCCCGAAAGTAACTCGCTCTGGAAAACCAGCTACTAAAGCCCAAGCTAATGCAAATCGCGGAAAAAAGGCACTAGAACGCCTAAACAAAACTGGTAGCAAAGATGCTGCCGTTGATTTACTTTTAGAAAGAATGAGGTCTTAATATGGCTACTTTTACTACTGCAAACGCCGTTGGCGAGCGCGAAGACCTGAGTGATGTAATCACTCGGATTGACCCAGAAGAAACCCCAGTATTTTCTGCTCTGAAAAAAGAGACAGGAAATGGTGTATTTGTTGAGTGGCAAGTGCAAGAGCTTGCCGCCGCAGTTGACGACAACCATGTGAACGAAGGTGCTGACGCTACTTACGCAACACCAACCGCCACAAGCCGTCTCGGCAACTACATGCAAATCTCAGTCAAAGACGCACAAGTTTCTGGCACTTTGGATTCAGTTGACAAAGCTGGTCGTGACAAAGAAACGGCCTATCAGAAAGTTCTGAAAGGTCTGGAGCTTCGTCGTGACATCGAGAAATCACTCCACTCCGACACTGCTCGTAGCGGCTCTGACCCTCGTAAAGCTGGTTCACTGTCAAGCTGGATTACCAATGTAGACGATGCCTCTGGCACTTCTGCCGCGACTGGTGACGGTTCTGATGTTCCAGACATGGCAGGTACAAACCGCGCCCTGACTCTGGCCCAAGTAGACAATGCAATGCAAGCCGCTTACACGGACGGTGGACAGCCAAACATGCTGGTTGTTTCTCCTGCCAAAAAAGTTGCTTTCAGTGACTTGAACTCAGGTTCAGTTGCAACAAACCAAATCAACTATACTGCTCCACGTGAAGCCGCTATCGTTGGTTCTGTTTCTTTGTACCTGTCTGACTTCGGCCAACTGGACGTTGTAATTGACCGCTTTGCTCAAGACGACCGCGTATTCCTGCTCGACAGTGACTACGCTTCAGTCTGCACGTTGCCAAGCCGTAACTTCGCTGTAAGCGAACTTGCGAAAACTGGTGACAGCGAGAAGTTCCAAATTGTAACTGAGTGGACGCTGAAAGTTTCAGCGCCAAAAGCTCACGGTGCAGTTTACGACTTGTCATAAGTACTGCTGGGGGCGGCTTTCGGGTCGCCCCCCCTTTTACTTTCAGGGAAAGAAAATGCAAAAACGATTAGTTAAAAAAGACGAGATTACAGGGAAAGAGACTTGGGCGCACTTTGACCAAGAGGGAAAAATTGTATTCGAAACATCACAGAATGTAGATGCGCTTATTAAGTCCAACAGGGAACAACGCAATAGCTTTGAAAAGAACAGCTTAATTGGTGATACACAGAAGCACCAACAGAAGGTTGCAGAAATACCCACAGCATTGTATCATCAGCTATTACTGGAGCTAGGTCAGCCTAAGGATAACCCTAAAGGCTGGAAGAAGTGGCTCAACGAGTACGACAATAGGTTTTTTAGAACCAGCGAAGGAAACGTATAGTGGCTATTACTAACTACTCAGAGCTTCAAGCGTCTGTCGCCAGCTTCCTTGCTCGTAGCGACCTGACTGCTCAAATCCCAGATTTTATCTCTCTGGCTGAGGCTCGTATGGCTCGTGAGATGGAAGCTCGCACTCAAGAGAAACGCGCTACAGCAACACTTACATCTGGAGACGCCTTTGTTTCTCTCCCTACGGACTTACGCTCCATTCGCCTTGTAAAGTTAAACACGAACCCGACAGAGGTTCTTGAGTACTACACACCAGTTAGAGCAAATGAAATCTATAGCAACAATGCCAGTGGCCGACCAAAGGGCTATACCATTATTGGTGGCGAGATTAAATTTGCACCAACACCAGACAGTGACTATACGGCTGAGATTGTTTACTCTGAGGGCGTTCCAGACTTGTCTGACAGCAACACAACAAACATTATCCTGACTAGACATCCAGACGCATATCTCTATGGCGCTTTGGCTTCTGCTAGTGTATTCCTTATGGATGATGAGAAGACTGCTGTGTACGAGCAATTATTTACTCGCGCACTGGAAGAAATTAAACGCGAAGAACAGCGCGGCAAACATGCTGGCTCTGGTCTATTTATGAAATCAAGATACGGAGAACGATAATGAGCGCAATGAGCGACTACCTAGAGAATAAATTTCTCGACCATTTTTTAGGAACTGCAAGCACATCTGCTCCTGCGGCTGTTTATGTTGGACTGCATACTGCTGACCCTACTGATGCTGGAACTGGCGCAGAGGTAAGTGGTTTTGGATACGCACGTCAATCCATGGCATTTGGCGCATCATCTGGCGGTACTGCTTCCAATAGCGGTGCTGTTGAGTTCCCAGCCGCTACTGGCGGTGACTGGGGAACAATTACACATATCGGTATTTACGATGCCTCTTCTTCTGGTAACTTGTTATTTCACTCAGCGTTGACAACATCAAAAACCATTGCTGATGGTGACATCTTTAAGATTGCTGTATCAGGCGTAGACATCACGGCGGCTTAGTTCGATGGCTGATATTGTAGGGCCATCACTCGACCAGCTAAATATATACGGCAACCTAGACCAGATGCGTCAGGTTGCTCTTGACGATTCATTTTGGACAACCTTGGCAATCAGAGAGGGCGAGGCTACCCCTTCTGTAAGCGCGTCTGTCTCTGCTACTTGCCTTCGTATACAGTTCTTTGAGTCGTCCATCTCTGCTACGACTAGTGTAACATCTGCGGGTATCTGCGTAAAACTAGGCTCATCGACTGCCAGCGCTACAGTGCTGGTTACATCCGAGGGGGTTCGGGTTCATGTCGGAGAGTCTGCAATGACAACTCAGGCAATTTCAACTGCGGCTGGTGGTGTTGTCCTATCTGGCTCATCTAGCGCTAATGTTTCCGCAATTATGACATCTTTAGCTAATGGCGAGTTTATAGGCTCTAGCTCTCTTTCTGGTATTGTAAACTTTACTGCAACAGGGGTAGAGATTTTAGGCGAGGATTGGTCTATAGTGGCAGAGGGTAACGAAGATTGGGTTGACGCTTCAGAGGGGAACGAAACTTGGAGCGTTGTTTCTGAGGGTAACGAAAACTGGAATAGACAATGATAAAGTTAGGTCAATTTTTACCAGACCAGCCAGACTATCAAAATGCTGGCGCCACTGTGGCAAATAATGTGGTTCCGTCAGCTAATGGCTATACCAGCCTTAGCGACATCCTTCCCTTCTCTGGGGCGGCTGATAATTACATTCGAGGGATGACTGCCGCAAAGGATGACTCTGGCGCGGCCGCGCTGTATGTCGGAGATGAAACTAAGCTATACAAGCTAGATGCGACGGACAGCAGTCTTGTTAATATCTCTAAGTCTGGAAACTACTCATCAGGCTCAAATGACGTTTGGAAGTTTTTGCAGTTTGGTGAAAGCGTAATTGCTACAAACTATGCTGACAATATCCAGACAATCACCGCAGGTGGGGGTGGGTTATTTGCAGACCTTAGTGCTGATGCGCCAAAGGCCCGACACATTGCTGTTGTGCGTGACTTCGTTATGTGCGGAAACACAAACGATGTATCTGATGGCGAGAAGCCTTATCGTGTTCGCTGGTCTGCTATCGGTGACGCTACAGATTGGGCGGTCAGCGCAACCACCCAAGCGGACTTCCAAGACATCGCAGACTTTGGCGCTGTCACTGGTATTGTAGGCGGGGAGTATGCAACCATCTTGATGGAAAAAGGTATTGTACGAGCGCAGTATGTTGGCTCGCCTTTAATCTTTGAGTTTGACAAGGTGCAAATCTCTCGCGGATGTAAAGTTGCTGGTAGCGTTGTAGCCTTTGGTCGCAATGTCTTTTATCTCTCTGATGACGGTTTCTATATGTTTGACGGTCAGTCTGCGAAGCCAATCGGCGCAGAGCGGATAAACAGATACTTCCTCAAAAGATTCCAATCTAACTTTGCAAATAGAATGAGTGCGGTTATTGACCCGCTTCGTCAAATCGTCGTGTGGTCTTACGCAAGCTCTGACTCTGATGGTACACCCGATGAACTTATTATTTACAATTATGCGACTGACAGTTGGAGTACAGCAACTATTGGTTTGGATGCTATGGCTCCTCTATTTACTGCTGGCTATACTCTTGAGAACCTCGTTACTATTTCTACTAGTATTGACACTTTACCTAGTTCTCTGGATTCCCCTGTTTACAAAGGGGGCGAATACTTCTTCGCTGGTGCAAAGGACAACAAGATTCAGACGTTTACTGGTGCAACGCTTCCTGCAACGCTAGAGACTGGTGAGTTTGACATTCAGGCTGGTCGAGCCTCTTTGGTTAACAACGTAATGCCATATGTTGAAAACCCAAGTGGCGCTACGGCTACCATTAGCGTCCAGATGGCCTCCAGACAAACGCAGAACGAACCTATAGTATTTGGTGACGCATCTAATGCAACATCAGATAACTTCTGCCCTGTGCGCTCCTCTGGTCGTTTTCACAGAGTTCGTTTAAACATTACTGGAGACTGGGCTAATGCTACGGGGATTGATGTTGATGCTCAAGTTAGAGGGCGTCGATAATGGCTAACCAGTACAGGGTTCTCCCAAAGGAGGGTGGCAATTCGCGTCAGATTTCTGAAGTGGTAAACAATGCCATGGAAGGAAAGATTAACAGTACTGGTGAATTTACTTTAGACACTGGTGGGGCTACAAGCACCATTATTTACGACAGACGTATTGGCCCAGATTCAGTTATTCTATTTATGCCTACGTCTCTTTCATCTGCGGCGGCTAATAAGTATCCATTTGGTTTGTTTGAAAGCGACCAAAGCCAAACTATAACAACGGCAAACACGCCGCAAATAGTAACCCTTAACGGCTCCGAGTATGTTTACGGAACCTCTCTTGCCAGCAATAGGATTACGGTTGCATATGGTGGCTTATACAACATTCATGTAGAGGCGACTTTTGTTAATTCATCTTCTCAAATCCACGATGCCTTTATTTGGTTGAGAGTTAATGGGACAGATGTTCCACATAGCACATCTTGGTTTGGCGTATCTGATAAGCAGGGTTCAAATGTTGGTGCAACAAGGGCATCTATTGAGCATCCACTAGAGCTTAATCCTAACGATTACATAGAAATTATAGTTGAGGTTGATGATACTGTTGTTAGTCTTCTTGCTAACCCCGCGCAAACTACACCATATACTCGCCCATCCTCTCCTTCTGTGATGGTTGAAATAAACACCGAGCAACCATCAGAAGCAACGGGTAGCGCTTTTGAGCCATATGTGAGCGCAAGAGATAAGGGGCAAGCAACGGTTTCTCATCTACCCAATAGCGTTGCAGGAAAAACATACTCATACTTAGTGATAGGTTAATTTGAGCGGAAGAGGGAAGAATGGATACTGATAAGCTAGAAAAAGCTGAGGAGTCTTTTTCTGAGATAATGTCTGATGTTGGTGCGCCAGACGACCTGAGCTTTGCAGACTTTCTTGAGTGGTGCGAGGCAAAAAAAGAAAGCAAGCACTATAGAAAGCAAGCAGACAGGTTGCGTAATGTAATACTAGAAAGAGATGACTCTATGGGTGAGGGAAACGAAATGTCAGTAACTTTCCCGCTAGACCATTATTTTGCTGATGGACAGTATCTTAGAGACCTAAAATCCCCAGCAGACTGCTTCATAGTTTCTAAGATACATAAGTATAATCATTTCTTTTTCTTATTAAGTGGTTCTGTAACCATAATGGAAGAAGGTGGCACACAACGCATTGAGGCGCCATATTGGATGATGACTAAGAGTGGGACTCGTAGATTTTTATATACACATGAGTGTTGCCATTTTGTCACTGTCCATGATACAAATAAGACTAACTACGTTGACGCCGAAGAGGAACTTTTGACTGATTCCTTTGAGGGTTTTGTTGACAGCAAGCTGGACGTTTCTGGAATAGAGAAGTTCATTAAAGAGTTGGAGAACAAAAAATGAGTGCAGTGACAGCGGCGGTTGCAGGTGGTATAGCTTCGGCGGCTACTGGCGCCCTTCTAGGCGGCGGAGGAGGCGGCGGTGGCGGTCAACAAGTTGGGACTCAGGTTACGCGAACGGCCCCACCTAAGTATACGGAAGAGGCTTATAAGCGAGGAGTTGCAGACTTAACAGGCCTTCAAGACCGTGGTTTATTGGGTCAAGTACAACAACTAAGCCCATACGAAAGAGCCGCCATTCAGCGTGGCATGGCTCTCGCAGAACAACCTGACCAATTTTACGACCCCGCCTCACTTGCAACTCAACAGCTTCTTGGTGGAGCGCAGTCTTTTCTAGACCCAGCAACTCGCGCTTATCAAGATTTATTGGCAATGCCAAGTTCTGCATCTCAACTTCCAACTCAGGTTTCTGGTTTACTTGCCCCAACACAAGAAAAAATTATTTCTCAGTTTGCTCGTGGCGGTCGCCTCGGTAGTGGCGCAATGGGTGAATCTCTTGGTCGGGGAATGACGACTGCTATTGCTCCGTATGTACAAGCGGCACAGGCTCAGGATATAGAGCGTCAACTTGCTGGCGCCCGTGGATTGGCTGGCTTAGGCGAGGTAGGTATCAGGTCTCTTGGACTTGGTGTTGAGGCCGCTCCAGTTGTAACCTCTATGCCTTTCACTTCGGTTGACCGCGCCCTTGGTCTTGGGGGAGCCTTGTCCGCACAAGAGTTTGCCGAGTCACAAGTCCCTGTGGGTGCGTTAAGAGAATACTCTGACATTCTAGGCGGACTTACCGTTGGTAAACAAATGAGCCAGCCTCTGTATGGAGCAAACGCCGCTTCTTCTGGAGACATCTTCCGAGCGAGCATAGCTCCGTCACTGCAAAAAGGTCTTACAGCAGGGTTTAAAAACTTATTTGGAGTCGAAGACCCCGCCCCATATACTCAAAGCGTTACCACTGGTTATGACTTTACATCATCTCCTTCCTCAGCGGCAGGAATTGGCATCGCCCCTATAGACTTCTCTATGTTTGGGGGAAATCAATAATGGCTCTAGTTAATCCACTTTCTGGTATGAACATTCCTACTATTCAGGCACAGCAAGCCCCCATGGAAGAGCGGCCACTAATGACAGACCAAGACGTTTCTCGCGCTATGTCCGCTATGTCGGCGGCTTCACCGCGACAGGGTCTTCTTTCTCGTATTGGTGATGGTCTACTAGGCGCTGGTCAGGCGGTTGGCTCTGGCTTGTTGGGTGCGGGACGTGCGGCTGTCGCGGGCATTGACCCAGAGCAAATGTCTCGTGATATTATTGATACCCAGCGCTTCTATCGGCAAGCACAGATGTCACAGCCCAGCATGGTTCTTGGCTCTGACTTGGCCAAACTGCAAAACATTACCCCTCAAGGCATTGCGGCTTCATTGCCAGCATTACGCGCCCAAGAGAAACTGGCTTTGCAAAAGCCAGAGATAGAGAAGCTAGAGGCATTGGCGGCATTAGAAAGGGCTAAGGGTGGAGGGCAATCGGGAGCGCGATATAAATTTTCCAAAACACTTGTAAACGTCGACGACCCCAATGATTTTGTTCATGCTTTAGTTGACACCGTTACAGGGAAATATGTAAGGGCGAGTGATTTTTCAGAAATAGACAATGAAAAATATAAGCTGACTACATCTACAATTCAAAGCAAAGGTCAGATTAGCGCCAAAGATTTGCGCGCGTCGACGCCAGACCTATTGGAATCAGAGAGCGCCTTACGACAGGGCCAAATGTTCCTTGACAGAATAAGTGACTTTGAGGGAGGTTTTTCTGGCAAGATGACAAACATTAAGTCTAAATTTAAGACTTTCTTTGGGCAGGACTTAACTCCTCAGGAATTAGCATCTCAAGCGGCACTTGGAGGTCAACAGGGTCTCTTGGGCGCAATTAGGAGAGAGGTTGTTGGCGCTGGTGTTTTAACAGAGCCAGATGCAATTCGTGTCATGGAAAGACTTGGTGGTTATGCGGGTGATTGGACAGCGAATCCAGAGCTTATTGGAAGAGCGGTTCGGGAGGTTATGCAAGAAAAATACTTGTCATACCGTGAAATGAACGAAAACTATAATTTTGACGCCTCTTCCTTGGGCCGAAGAACTCGACCTACTATAAATGCGCCGATGATTGGGCCTCCAGAGGGTTATTATAACAGTGGGGGAACCGATGATTTGTGGAGCCAGCTAACATACGACCAAAAACAGCGCGTTCGCAAACAATATCAATAAAGGTTTATTTTATGGACGATTTTATTAAAGATTTGATGAAAGAGGTTGAGGAATCCCAGCCGACGGTAACGGAGCCACCACAAGAACCCTCAGAGTCTTTGCTTGATTCTATTTCTGATATGCTTGAGGTTAGCGAAGAATCTCGACAAATGCCCGTGAATGTTATGGGTTCTTTTCAGCCTCTTGGCCCACGCACACCAGAGGCTCAGGCCCTTGACCTTCTTGCTTTACAGGGTGCAACACTAGGTCTGCCCGCAAAGGGTTTGGCCGCCGTTGGCGTCGAAGGGCCTCAAAAAGCCGTGGAGTCCGCTCGTGAGCTTACTGGCGGGTATGGACAGGCGTCTGAGGCTCTGGGAATGGTTCCATCTTCTTTGTTGCTTCCTGTATCTAATATACCAAAAGCGGTAGGGTATGGGGGAGGTTACGGGTTGCTTTCTGGCTTAGGTTTATCTGAGCGTGGAGAAGAGCTTGAAACAGCAGGCGCTTACGGATTATTGGGCGCGGGTATTCCTGTGGTTGGCGGTGCATTAAGGGGATTGGCTCAAGTGGGTAGAGGTGCTGGTAGCGCCGCTCTTGAAATGTTTAAGCCAGCTAAACAAAGAGCCGTAGAAAGAATAGTTGAAACAATGGAAGCGGCGGGAACGCCGCCTAAAAGCATACCCTCAAAGCAAATAGAAACCACTCGACCAGTTACTCTTGCTGAAGCCGTTGCACCAGAATCTACTGGAGAGGGCCTTGAGTTTTTGGTTGGTGAAACCGCTAAGAGTGTGGGTCAACCCAGAACAGCAACTGCTGGCCTTCTGTCGGCTCGTGAGGCCGCTCGTCTATCTAGGCTTGACGAAGGGTTTGGAGCCTTCCCTAAAGGAACTGCTGACGACGTGGTTTCTATTGCAAAAGAAGAGGCAAAGAATTTAACAACAAAAGCCTATACAAAGGGTGTAACTAATTTTCCTCTTTCTGGAATCTCCAATCGTAAAGAGTTTTTAAGTGCAGTAGACCCAAAAACGGGAATGGCGCTGAGTGAGATTTTGAACAATGAACTTGTTGACGAAGCGGTTAAAGCGGCTATTAAAGCGGAGCGCCAGACCATGGGTGTTACGTTCCCTGAAGGAGCTAAAATTCTAAGCAAAACAGTAGATAAAGAAGTTCCTAATCTTATGAGGGTTTTTGACGAAGCCAAAAGAATCTTAGACCGTCAAATCGGAATAGCGAGAGGTGCTAGCGGTGAAGCCAAAGACAAAGCTCTAGAGAAAAGACTGATGTCTGCAAAAGAGGCCTTTCTTAACGCCCTTGACGAAGCAAATCCATCTTACGCTTTGGCAAGAGAGCCAGCAGAGAGGGCGTTCAAAATTGAAAGCGCCGCTAATTTAGGTAAGCAAATTTTTTCTACTGGAAAAAAAGAATTAACGCCAAAGCAAATTTCTAAAGAATTGTCTAAATTCACATCACAGGAAAAAGATGTGTTTAGACTCGGAGTTTTGGATAAGGTTAAGCAGTCTTTAGCGGATAATGATATTTCAGCAATTAAGGGTCTCTTAAAAAGCAAAAAGATTGAGAACATGAGAGCGGCTTGGCCGAACAAAGAGTCATTTGACGCCTTTGTAAAAACTCTACGCTCTGAAGTAAAAATGGCTGAAAGCGGCAAGACAATGTTGCCCAAAACTCCTAAAGGGCCAGAGGATGTAGGAAGTATGTTCGAAAGCCTCAAAGGAGCCATTCTTGCTCCCTCTGTGGCTGGTAGGGCCGCAGGGCAAAACAAACGCTCTGCCGCATTTGTTGCTGGTGGTAACATTGTTAGAGCGCTTACTGGAACTGGTAAAATGGGCGCTGATGAAGCTCTTGAGGTATCCAATATACTCCTTGCCAGCACACCTGCCGCAAGGAAAGAGGCGATAGATACTTTAATCAGAAACGGCAAAGTAGACCCCAGCACTGGTAGGTCTATATTGTCAGGTCTTGGAGAGATTGGCTCTGGACTTTTAAGCGCACCAGCGACGGCACTAACACGCGCACCCATTCCTACCGTAGAGGCAACTTCTGGACTCTTGTCCATCAATGAAGGAAATTAGATAATGGCAAAAAATAGTATTAGAGATTATAGCGCTACAGTCGGAAGTAACACCGACATTCAGAGTGTGAACATAGACGAGGGCTGTAGTCCTGCTGGCATTAACAATGCCATTCGTGAGATGATGGTAGACTTGGCTAATGTCAACTCTGGTGCTGTCTCTCTTGTCTCTCCTGACTTTGACACAGCGACAATTAACAGCGTTGCGATTGATGCGTTTCCTGCTGGCACGAAGATGTTGTTTAATCAAACAACCGCTCCGACTGGATGGACAAAGGACACAACGCACAACGACAAGGCTTTGCGGATTACAAACGGAACTGTCGGCACAGGTGGTAGCGTAGCGTTTGAGACTGCTTTTGCTAGTCAAACCCCTGCTGGTACTGTGGCCGTAACTGTGGCTGGACATGCCCTGTCTATTTCTGAAATGCCAACTCACAGTCACTTTACCTTTGAGTCAACGCGCTCATCTGCCACTTTAAGCGGGGCAAACCTTACTACTGAAAACGCGCCATTCCAGCAACACCGAGGCCAAGGTTCCGATTGGGCTTACTTGATGGCCGATAGTGGGGCTCAAGCTGACGTTGGTAAGTCAAGCGATTCTGGCGGAGACGCAGAACACACTCACACTGGCACAGGTACTTTCACTGGCACAGCAATCGACCTAGACGTTCAATATGTAGACGTAATCATCGCATCGAAAGACTAGCGCATGAAACTGGAAGTTAAGCATAACTGTCCGCTCAACAACTTTGAGCCTTGCAAGCAAATGGATTGCGCTTGGTTTATTGAGTTGAGAGGCTCCAATCCTCAGACGGGCGAAGAGATGGCCGACTGGGGTTGCTCTATGGCTATGCTACCAGTTCTTCTTATTGAAAACGGAAGACAAACAAATCATACTGGGGCGGCAATAGAGAGCTTCAGGAATGAAATGGTTAAGGCAAACAACAACAGCTTAGAGCTTATGGTTGCCGCCACTGAGGGCCGCAAGCCAAAAGTTATAGAGGGTTAGTATGACCAAATCTAATATCACGCAATATGACAATGTAGCCGCTAACAACACAGATGTTGAGGATGTGCCTCTGGGTGAAAACCTGATGTTCCCTGCTGATGTAAACAATGCGTTTAGAGAGGTTATGGCGGACTTGGCGGATGTTAATGATGGCACCGTTTCTCTCACAAGCCCCTCTGCCGTCTCTCTTGGCGTCACTGGAAACATTACAGTCGGTGGAACGGTTGATGGGCGTGACGTAGCCACAGATGGCACAAAGCTGGACGGTATTGCGTCAGGCGCAGAGGTCAATCTTGTAGACAGTGTAAACACTCAAACGGGCGCCGTTGTTCTCGACGCTGACGATATCTCCGATTCCGCGACAACAAACAAGTTCACGACTGCTGGTGATATTTCGAAGCTCGCTGGTATTGAGGCTCTGGCCGATGTAACAGATACAGCAAACGTAACCTCTGCTGGTGCGGCTATGCTAACGGGCGCGACGTTTACTGGTGGGGTAACGGCCACGACATTTACTGGTGATGGCTCTGCCCTTACAAACTTGCCTTCTGGTGGTAAAGTATTGCAAGTGAAAAATTCTCACGACACCTCTCACGCCACTTATGCCGTTAGCACGTTTACAGCTACGCCTTTGAGCTTGAGCTTCACGCCTTTATCTTCCACATCTAAACTTTATATTACAGTCAATACTTTCTTGGGTAGCACTTCTGGCTCTGGTGAGGCTGTGGCGGCAAAATTGTATCGAGACGGTAGCGTTGCCTCGCAAATTGGTCCAAATACTTTTTCTGCTCACGGTGCTTTTGCGGGATATACAGGTGACACTAGAGCGCCTGCTGGAGTTTCTTTTACAGTTGAAGAAAGCCTAGGTTCTACAAGTGCTGTAACTTACAACTTGAGAATTAGAGGGTTTAGTTCGAGCTACGCAGTGGGCTATAATCGAGGAAACGGTTATTCTTCAGACACCACTGGACACTGGACTACTACCAGTTCAATCACAGTCATAGAGGTAGAACAATGAGCATAATTGATAGGGCTTCGGCCATTAAATCCTTGCACCCTACATCAGAGTTTGTGCTGTCAAATGATACTGACTTGCTGTGGTTGTCCGATGACATTGCCAAGCCAACCGATGCCGAGATTGATGCAGAGTTGGCTCGCTTGCAAGCAGAGCATGACGGGCAACAATATGCTCGTAGCCGCAAAGAAGAATACCCGCCTGTTGAGGATTACTTAGATGCTATTGTTAAGGGCGATGAAGTCCAGAAGCAGGAATACATTGATGCGTGTTTGGCCGTCAAAGCCAAGTATCCAAAATCGGAGACACAATAAATGACCAAGACAAGAGACATTGACGCGGCATCTGATACAGATACACTAAAAACAATCTTAGATATTTAGAGGCTTATTATGGTAACCGAAGAAACCAAAACAGTGATTGATATGGCCGCAGGTGGCGTAACGCTAGGCGCATATTTTGCTTGGATACCTGAGTTCACTGCTGTTGCATCGCTAATCTGGGTTCTTCTTAGAATCTACGAAACTGAGACTATACAAGCACTGGTCGCGCGTTTTAAGTAATGAAATGCTCCGTCTCTTTCTTGTCATACTGCTGACCGTTTCAACGGCAAAAGCACAAAACGAACAGACGGGTGACCTGAATACTAGTAACCTCAACAGCACCGTTAGCAGTAACAACCCAAGCTCCACATCAACAACAAATTATAATGGGGCTGGAGCGGCTTCTAACATTACCCCACCACCCACCGCTGTCTCTCCCAGTACGCCATCTGGGGGCAATGAAAGCTGTCTGATAGGGCGTGGCATGGGTGTGCAGGTAAACGTCCTTGGGCTATCTATGGGTGGCTATAAGCAGGATGAGGAGTGCAACAGGCGCAGGGATGCGAAAGCCCTCAAGGAGCAAGGTATGTCTATCGCTTCCGTTGCTAGGCTCTGCCAGTCGCTAGACACTTGGAAGGCTATGTTTGCCAGCGCTACACCCTGCCCAATATCAGTAAATGGGAAGCTGGTTGTGGGCCGCGCGGCCACTCTTTTAATGAAGCGAGACCCGAAGACGTTTATACCTGATTACAAGAAAAGAAAATTGTATTACGATAAGATTTTGATGATAGGCAAGGATGATGGCAATGAAGAAGATAGTGACTCTGGTCTCAGCATTTCTGAGCGTTTCCGCAGTTCAAGCAGAGACAACGATTGACACATTGGTCGCCGCCAGCAAGACCATTGCAGTCAAGCTGGAGCAGGGGCGTTACGCGGCATACGGTGCAGAGCATTACGCCAGCATTGGCGGCGTAGTAGATTATAGCTCTGTCACGACAGAGGATTACTTCATCACAGAGACGGATGTGAACGCATATAACGATGCTCTGGCAGGTGTTGAGAGCGCACTATATTTCACCACACAAATGGCGTTGGAAAACAAGGCGGCTGAGTCAATGGTCGCGGTCTCTGCGGCTGTAGACAATTTTGTGATTGCCAGCCACCAGCTTGCTGTCGTCGAGGAGGTCGCTGAAAAGGCAGAGGTAGCACAAGAAACAAACAACGTGGATGACCAGATTGCAGTTCAGGAATATGTAAATCAGAACGATGTGAGCATCAAACAAGAGACTGTAGTCGAGTATAATCAGTCGCTTGAGGACATCGCAGTCAACGCTCGTGACGCTGGAGCCGTTCTTGGCCGCATCTAAGAATGAGAGCCTCACAAGCATATCTGACGACCACGCCCAGAACTACAATCAGTCAATGTCTGAGGCGACTATCTCTTATTCTGCGACCAATGACAGTCTATATGTAGACTGGGCAAGCAATGTCGGTAGCATTAGCTTTCACAATTTTCTGCAGGGCGATATGGTCACTGCGGCCGAAGTGTTGGGCCAAGGCGAGCAGATTTACAACGAACAACAATCATATATGCGATGAGCCTAGAAGATACAGAACTTACAATCGGTGGCACGAAGCTACGCGGCGTGTGGATTGCTATTGTTATGTCTATCGGCACTACTGTGGGCGGTGGCATTTGGGCCACGGCTGAGTTCTTTGGTCGGATTGAGGCTGTGGAACAAGCTGTATCAGGCAACGGGGACACTGCTGAAAAGCTGACTGTGCTTGGCACTAATCTGGCGACCATCATGGAAAATCAAAAGCAGTTGCTGGACTTGCGTGACCGCATAGCCGAGGTTGAGAAAACCACTGGCGAGAATGACCTGCTGGTCAAACAGTTTGACGAAAAAGTCAAATCAATAGACACTAATTTCAGCAAGATAAACAGGGAGATAGATGACTTGTGGAGAGGGCTAGACGCCGCAAGTAATCCTTTGAAGTAGTGGGTAAGTTAAGTGAGGTTCACATTGGTAGGGCTGGCGAGCTTCTAGCTTCTGGTGTGATTGAGGCTCTCGGCTACCGCACAGTCCTCTGCCAGCAATCCTCTTTTGATATGCTTCTGATGCGAGATGATGGGACGCATTATCGTGTAGAGGTGAAGACCACATCAAAGTGTAGCGCAGACCCCCGAAGGAAAAGTGGTGTATCCAAGAGATACTGTTGGAACACCGCGCGTGGCTCTGGAGCCAAAACCAAGATGGACGCCAACTCTGTAGACCTACTGTGTCTGGTTGCTTTGGACACCCGCAGGTTTTACTTTAAGCCAGTTTTCAAACACAATGTTGTGCGCTATAATATGTCTCTTGATAAACTTCTTGCTGTCGATGAGAAGCATCAACTCGACGAAGCGCTAAGAGAAATAGATGAACGGAGACTCTCATGTTGAGTTCTTTAATCGGGCCGATTGCCAGCATCGCTGGTAACTGGGTCGAAGGTAAAGTAGAAGAGACCAAGGCAAAGGCCGTGGCTAAAGTTGAAAAGGCAAAAGCGGATGCAGAGGTTTCTAAAAAGGTTGCGGCAGGTGAAATCCAGTGGGAGGCGGCAATGGCCGACTCGACAAAAGACTCATGGAAAGATGAGTTTGCTCTCGTGGTGCTACTCCTCCCGTCTATATTAGTTTTTATTCCTAGCCTGACAGACGACGTTAAGGCTGGGTTTGCAGTATTGAATGAGCTTCCAGAATGGTATCAGTATCTCCTATTCATCGCGGTCTCAAGTTCCTTTGGAATAAAGGGAGCGGACAAGCTGATGAGTCTAAGAAAAAAGAAGTAACCCCTTTGCGTGAGGGGTATCTGTCAGAGAACTTTTCTCTAGGTGAGCTTACTTACAGTGAGACAGCGACCCGCAAGGGTATCGACAATACCCCCAGCGAAAAGCACATTGAGGCCCTGAAAGGGGTCTGTTTACACGTCCTAGAGCCGTGTAGAAAACAGTTTGCCCGTAGTATCACCCCTTCATCTGGCTACAGAAGCAAGGAATTATGCAAAGCAATCGGCAGTAAGGCGACCAGCCAACATGCCAAGGGTCAGGCCGTTGACTTCAAGGTCATTGGTGTCTCTAACCTAGAACTTGCCGAATGGATACGAGACAACCTTGAGTTCGACCAACTCATCTTGGAGTTCTACAAACCTGATGACCCTAACGCTGGGTGGGTGCATTGTAGCTATCGTGCAGATGGAAAGAACCGCAAAGAGTGTTTGCGATACAGTGGAAAGAGATACAAGAAGGGCTTGACCGATGAGTAAATATACAAAGCCAAAACTGCGTGAACGCCTGAAGAATAAAATCATGGCTGGCAGTAAAGGTGGTAAGGCTGGACAATGGTCAGCGCGTAAGGCCCAGATGCTTGCACAGCAATATAAGAAAGCTGGCGGCGGATACCGTGGCGGCAAGGGCAAGAAACAAAAGAGCCTGAGCAAGTGGACTAAAGAGGAATGGGGAACGAAGTCTGGCAAGCCATCCACGCAGGGCAAGAAAGCTACTGGGGAGCGTTACCTACCAAAGCGCACCAGAGAGAAGCTGTCTGCGGCTGAGTATGTTGCAACGTCTGCTAAGAAGCGGAGAGACACGAAGGCTGGCAAGCAGTTCTCGAAACAGCCAAAGAAGATTGCAAAGAAAACTGCACGTCTAAGAAAGAAGTCATAAAAAAGAACCAGCCGAGAAGAAGGGGGCAACTCGGCTGGCTCAATACGCGCTCAACTTCGGAGGGAGAGTGAGCGCGAAAGCTATTTCTTAAGAAGCCCTAGTCACTTTATTTCTTCGCAAAATAATCCGCAATCCCCATAACTGTCTTTTATGGGGGAGCCAACATCAGTTGGTTTGAGTTGGTCAAGAAAAAGCCTCTCTCCCTTTACTCTTGTTAGCCTAGCCCCTATATCCCTACTTTGCCTTGCCCTGTCCTCAAAAACTTCTGGGTGCGTCTCTCTAACCAAATTCCAGTATGTCGGGCTAGTGGCTTTAACACAGCCTATGCAGTTTGCGTTTGGATAACCCATTTTATAAACACGAGGAACTTCAATTCCATTTGAGGCTATAATCTCCATGCATTGAACCTTACTGACTTTGTGGTCAATCAGGATTGGTATAAGATTATCTCTCTCTGTCAGCATAAATCTGTCTGCCCTATTCTTTTCTTCATAGGTAAAGCCAAGAACATGCCAGTCAACTTTATTTTTAGATTCCCACTCCTGACGAGCCTTCTTTTTAAGCTCCGATGTGCATGGAGCGCCAGAGACACTAGACATAAATTTCTTTTTTTCCCAAACCTCCCTTGCTGACTGAGAAGGGAAATTCTCTGATGTAACAATTTCTATCTCTTTCTCGAGCCAGTTTTCTACGTCACCTAAGAACCTCCTGTTGTCCTCATCCTCCTCCATTACGGGAGAGTTAAGTATTCTTACCTGACAGCTCTTGTAATTCTCAAGAGTTAGCTTGGCGGCAACCGCGCTGGCCGCTCCGCAACTAAACCAAACAGCTATAGTGTCCCCATCCATTACCATATCTGACACCTCCCCCCTACTCATTATCGCCACTCAGTCGGATGCTTGTCTTCTGTCACCTTAGACTTGCGCTCCTCCTTGCGGTGGTGAAGTGACTGCAACACTTGAGATAGAATTGTTGCTGTCCCTTCCAGCTTGTTTTCTACCTCTGGGTGCAGGGATGCAATCGCACCCGCGATAGTCTCGTTCATCTTGGCGACAGTCTCGGCACACTCAATGAGGGCAACAGCTTGCGCTCTCATGGCGTTCTCTAGCCCCTCGTCACCCTCAAACTTGTATTCTTTGAGCTTCAGGCTTTGTAGTTCAAATTCTTTCAGTTCATATTCATTCATTGTCTTCCCCTTTGAAAAAGTTTCTCTCCGCCATCAGGGCGGTTGCTTTCTGAGCCATATTCAGAAGTGCTTGGTCTGACATGCAGATGACTGTGTAGTAGCCATCTTTGTCCATGACGCAAAGCTCTGCGGCAAACTCTGGCTCTGGTGCTGGCCGCAAATACGCCAAGACCCGTGGTTCTATTTTATCTTCCATTGTCATATCTCTCTAATCTCCAAGGTCTTGCCAGCTTGGCGCCTCGATGTGACACCATTCAACCGCAACTTCTCGTGCGTAAGGTGCGACCAGATTTGCCTCAGCACCCACCTGTATCCACATTTCGTCTGTTACTGGATTCTCGTAGTCGTCCCCATATGCAAGCGTGAAGTCTGGTGCTTGCAAGGAAATTGTCTTCCCCCGTCACCCGCACGAGTGCGTCATGCAGACTAGCCACCTCACCCCAGCTTGGTGTCCGTTCCAAGTGTCCCATCCTCTTGCAGGATTTCGCTGATAGATAAATTGTTTTCCATTTGTTTTCCCCTTTCCTTATGCTTGCAGATTACTACTCTGCATCACCTGTGTCAACATAATAATCGTTTAGTAGTTCTTCTGCCTTAGTGCGTTTAAACTTCTTCCACTCTGGACTGTCGCTTGGTATCGCGGCCAGTTGTATGAGCTTGTATTCAGAGTTAAGAGCCTTCCGCTTCCACAAAAGCAGTTCCTGTAGCAACGCCTTCTCCGACAGTGTTTGCGGCGATTGTTCGCTCAAGCACTTGTTGTTTGATTTCGTCTGATATTCTTTTGACATCTTGCATTTTCTTTCTTTGTATCTCGAAGGCTATTTCACGAGCAAGCTCCACCTTCTCTTTGTATTGCTTATTCTCACGCATAATTTCTATAGCCCTGTTGCGCCCGTGCAAGATGGTGGTGTGGTCTCTATCCATGAATCGCCCGATGCTCGGAAGGCTACGCTTGGTAACAAGCCAGCCGAGATAATACACCGCAAACCTAGCTTGTGTTAAGTAGGCTGGTCGCTGGTGATTTAGAAGCTCACGCTTCGGCACGAGAAAGACCTCAGACACAGCATCAATGATTGATGTCAGCGCCACGTTCTCGATTTCGGTCTCTAGGTTCACATCTACGTTGATATTAATTTCCATCTTTTTCCCCTTCGTATTGTTCGGTTTCGATTGCCACGTTCAAGGCGTATTGGGCCAATCTGCGTAGCTGTCTTGCAGTCATTTTGCGCTGATACACAACACCGTCCACATAAACGCGAAACGCGCCCGTCAGTGGCATTGGTAGAAACTGGTTTTCCTCCAGTGTGTAATCCGCCTCCTGCGTCATCAATTCTGCTTTAGTCAAGATACCTCTCCCGTCGCAGGTCGGGCAGGGCTTCTCGATGAAGCTCCCACCCTCCCCGTCACTGGAAACATTGATGAGCAAGACACCTGACCCATCGCATCGTCCGCACTTGAAAGCTGTCCCACTCATCTTACTGTCTCCCTAGAACGGCACTTCGCTGGCGGCGAGTGCTGGTGCTGGTTGCGCTTGTGGGGCTTGCGCCTCACGCTTGTCATCGACCTTGCCAGTCAAGGCAGGGGCGCGTGGGTTTTCGCTTTCGTTGTCCCACAGAGCGATGTCGATTGGCTCACCTGCTTTGTAATCGCGGTGTGCATACAACGTGCCTTTGAGACGTGGTTGCTTTCCACCAGCAGTGTAGTTTTCGTTTGACCACATGCTGACTTTCCCTGTGTTATCATAGCTCATATCAATTATCCTTTCGTAAGCTCTGATTTACGTTTTGAGAATAACTCTGTGTCATTCTCGCTGAGTTGTCCCTTCACTTCTTCATAGAGAGACATCAGTTCACCGACATGCTGTGTAGCGTTTACACGGTCTGCGATGGTCTGATTCTTGGTAGCCTTTGCTTTGGCTGGTGTTGCTTTGGCGGGTGCGGTAGCCGCATTGCCATCATCCTCGAAGTCGCCAGAGGCGAGCGATAGCACCCCAGTCAGACTATATCGGCGGCAATAACTGAGTGCCGAACCAAGTGACTGCGGGTCTTGCTTCATGCTGACCACTGGCTGATTGGAGACAATCGACTCGCCGCTTTCGTGCATGAGAATCGTTGTCAGGACATACTGTCCGTCCAGTGTGTTTGGCATCTGTGAGATTGCCAGACCATGCTTCGACAAGATTGGTCGTGTCATGTTGATGCAGTCCTCTAGTGTTGAGAATTTGTTTTTGAAATGTGGATTGAACCCACTCTGCGGCACGGTGGTAAACTCCGCCTGTGCTTTTGCTAATGCTGTTGCTAGTTCTTTCATATCTTAAATAACTCCTTTGCTTGTTGTAGGTAATCGTCTGGCATAAAGCGCCATCTGAAGTCCTCCCAGTTTGGTTGCACCCAGTATTTCAAAACCTGCGGGTCGGTGCTGATGGTCAGCAGGTTTTCCCACACGACTGCGTTGTGCAGGATTTGGTTGAAGTGATGAGAGAGAGACTCGACTGTCAGCAGGTCACAGTTTTCGTGTGAGAAAGTGACTGCTCCCTCAGTGTTGATGTAGACGAGATAGGGCATCTTGCCTGTCGCCGCCCAATAGATAGCGACCTGTCTAACGTGTGACGGGTCGGGGCGCGTTGGCGTCTTGACCTTGCGGAATGAGCGCGAGCCATCCTTGCGTGGTGGGCCGAGCGGGTTCCACTTGGTTTTAATCTCGACCAGTATTCTGTCGCCAGTCAGGTCAACAAATCCCATTATCTCAAACCCAGACTTTTCGAGTGCTGAATGATAAAGGCTAATGCGTTCTTCTGCTGTGAATTTCCCCTTACTCATCCGCGCCGCCCATTTAGAATGTTACGAAAAATCTTTTGAGCGTAGTGATTTGCCGCCTCTGCCTCGTCAATGCCCATCTCTTCGCCATCAGTTATCTTGTCACGCAAGACGACAAGCATTTCGGCGGCCTCTTCTATAATCTCTAACGCTTCTTTATTCATAGTTTAACCCTCCAGTTTTTCTATTTCGGCAACACCGTTACGCACGATACGCTCAACATCTTCGATGTATTGGATACGCTTCAGGTCATCAAGCTCACTGATTGGCTGATGCTCTTGGATGCGCGTTTGCGCCGCCTCGATTGCTTCGTCAATGTCTAGGCCATCACACACGACAGCTTGGATTGCGTCATGCGCCGCGCCACCTGCTGTAGCTGGAACGCCAACAGGTATGTTTCGACGCTCATCCTTTAGGTATAGATACTCGAAGATGCGAAGACAGGCTGGCTTCTCAAGCTGGCTATGAGACACATAGGTCAGGTTGGCGTCAGCCAAATGCTTTGGTAGTTCCTTTGTCATTCCCTTGTTCCTTTTCCTATCCCCATTATGCACAGGTTGAATCGGTGTGCAATACTTTTTTCGCATCTTTTTTATTTTTTTTCACTTGTCATTCAGAACGAACATGATAATGTATCCGCATTGTTCAGAAAAGGAGATGACAATGAAACTCAAAGAATACTGTGAGACCAAGGGCATTTCGTCCTACAAATTGGCGAAGCTCTGTGGCGTCACTCAACCCTGCGCGAACCGATGGATTAACGAGAAAACAACGCCATCGCTCTACCGCATCGCCATCATCACCAAGGTCAGCAAGAACAAGGTGAACGCTTTAGACTTCGTGCCAGAATTGGATGTTGAAGATGTCGAAGCTCTCGCGCAATAAAGGACACAATTTTGAAAATTCTTGCGTGAAGATATTGCGCGAAGAATTTGGCGTAGATGACTTGAAGCGCAACTTATCTCAATATCAAGACGCTGACCTTGGAGACATTTTCCTAGAGCCGTTTTTGGTCGAGTGTAAACGCTACAAGTCAGGCAACTGGTTTGCAAAGGATTGGTGGGTTCAGGCTAAACGCGCCGCCGCCAAAGCTGAGGCAATCCCTGTTTTGATTTGGAAATATGACCGCCAGCCTATCCGTGTGACCGTGCCAATGTATGCAGTCAACTCAGATTGGGCGTCTGATAGCGACCAATTTAGTTGGCCCACCGAGGGCAATGCAGTCATGCCTTTGACCTGTGACTTGGAGGTCGGTCTAGCAATCATGCGGGAGTGGTTGATATGAAAGTATTAGATTTATTTAGTGGTATAGGAGGATTTAGCATTGGACTCGAAAAATTCGGATTTGAAACAGTCGCATTCTGCGAGATTGAACCGTACTGCCGAGGCGTCCTCGAACGCCATTGGCCAGACACACCAATCTACGGTGATGTCAAACAACTCACTGGAGAGCAACTTAAGGCAGATGGAATTGTTCCCTCTGTCATCGTTGGTGGCTACCCGTGCCAACCATTCAGCACAGCGGGAAATAGAAAGGGTGAACAAGACCCAAGACATCTCTGGCCTGAAGTGCATCGACTTATACGAGAGTTACGGCCACGATGGGTCATTTGCGAGAATGTTGGTGGACACATTAAACTCGGCCTCGACGAGGTTCTCTCGGCACTGGAGGGTGAGGGCTACGCCGTCTGGACGTTTGTTATTCCAGCTTGCGGTGTCGATGCCCCGCATAAACGAGATAGGGTCTGGATTGTGGCTAACTCCAACAGCTCACCTATCGCAAGAGAGGGGGTCGCCAGCGGAGTTTCGGAGAGACAGCGCTTTGACAGCTCAAGTTTACAGGGAGGAGGGGCTGGAGCCGGGCTCGAAAGCTGGCCCGCTGAACCCGATGTTTGTCGAGTGGTTAATGGGATTCCCAATCAATCACACCGCCTTAAAGCACTCGGAAACGCAATCGTCCCACAAATCGCGGAAGCAATAGGGCATACGATTATGAGATATGAGAGGGAGTGGCTGATATGAGCTGGAAATATGAACACAAAGATGACCTAGAAAATGAGATAAAAATCATTGAACGGGTTGAGAAAATGTGGGGCTGTGACTCTGAGAAGATGCAGGGGTTCAGCTATGCAGACTTCATCTTGACCAGAGGCGTCATTGATGGTGTTCCGCAAGGCAAGGCATTTTGTGAAATCCGTGTGCGCTCAACACCGCGCCACGATTTTGACACAATCTTTATCACGCTGAACAAATACAAAAATATGTTGCTCATGTCAGAGTTCACTGGCTTGCCCTCATTCTTTGTTGTTCAATGGGCCGATGAGTGCGCTTATCTTAAACTGACAGGCGAGAACGAGGGGACAAGCTACCCGAAGCGGCGCAATCCCAAGGGGAAAGACCACCATGATGAGCCGTGTGTGCATCTGTCCGTTGATAAATTCGAGACGCTTTGGAAGGGGAAGGCATGAGCTATAACGCAACAGATTGGGCGTTTAAACAGCCCATCAGTGACTCCAGCGCGAAGCTGGTGTTGCTGGCAATTTGCCACCACGCCGACAATGATGGAAAGGCTTTCCCTTCTCTGTCTCGCATAAACGAATTGACTGGCCTAGCCAAGCGCACCATATCGCGCAAGGTTGCGATGCTGGTTGATATGGGGCTTATGACAACAGAAGAACGCACCAGACCAAACGGCTCGCAAACTTCCACGCTGTATTCTGTAGACCTAAAAGCGGCGGAGGGGGCTATGGTCACAGTGACTACCCCTATAGTCACACAGACGCCCCCCCATAGTCACAGTGTCACCCCCATAATAAACCATAATAATAAATCAGTTAAATCTTCTTCTTCTATTAAGGCAAAGACAAAAGAAGATGATGAAGAAAAGAAGCCAATGGACTGGACAGATTTAGCAAAGTCCGTATCATAACCAAACTAACCAAAGGGAAATCAAATGGAAAACGAAACACACATAAAACAATCTATGAGCTACGAGAGCCGCATGGCTCTTGTGCAAGAACACTTCAGCAAAAAGATGGCCCTGCTATATGCGCCTCACGTTGCAATCAAAGGATAACGCCGAGGGTAAAGGGCTTTACATGAAGGAAATCGCAGAGGCAATCAATAGCCGCTTGCCTTCATCAATACCAAACAATGAGTGCTATATTCTGGCCCTTAACAATATCTGGAAGGGCATAACCAGCCGCCACAAGTCGCGCTATTGGTTTAGCCTTGCCTGATTGCATCGCCGCGACCAAGCCGATTGCAAACGATTGTCACCGAATGTATGACGACCCAAAAAAGAAAACCACCTTTGGTAATGAGCAATCCCAAGAGGACAGCGACCGCACAAAGGGCGGAAACTGGACTCTTGAAGGCGCGATTGAGAAGCTGGCCATGACTGACGAAATGATAGCAGATGGACGCTTGCCGCGTAATATGGGGCTATCATTGCGCCGCATACCGCTTGCCGCGATTAGGCGACTCGGCGGCGACCCGACGCCCTATGAGACGCCACCAGCAACCAAGGTTGCGCCAAAGACCGAACCACCATTGCCACCACGACCAGAACCAGCACCAGACTTTGAGCTTATAAAATCGGGCATGGTAAAGCCAAAGTTTGACGACCTGCCAGCAGACGCTGATTTTGATGATGATATGGATGGACTGTTTGACATTGCCGACCCTGTTAAATCAGTGCCAGACTTTGACGCCTTGTAAAACGCCCCTGTTTTCGTGTTGCTCTGCTTTCGGGTAGGGTAACACCTAAGACACCATAAAACGCGCTGTATGGGCTTCTATGGGCTTTCTAGGGGCATAGCAGGAAAAAGAAAAGGGGCAAGCCGTGATAGCCTGCCCCCCTGCTAGGGTAAAAGGGTAAAATGCCCTAGCGTGTTTCTCTTAACAGCATTAAGCCAGAAACGACCACGGCACAACCAATGCCTGCCAATGCCAGCCAATAAAGCGGCGGCAATACACTGGCCCCGCCCGTCACTAGCCCAATAGTAGCCGTCATGGCTAGCAATAGTCCCAAAAATATTAGTGTCATTTTTCTATTTCCTTTCCTTGGCGCGTTTAAACGCCTGCTTAATGTTGAGCCATAGCAAGCGCAACGCGCTTTGTTGCTTCATGGTGGCAAGGAAGCCAAGCGCAAACACGCGCCGCCCTTGCGTTGGTTTACAATATGACATAGACAAGCCCCATAATAAAAACGGTTATGATAAAGGCCAAAGTGTCTTTGATTGTTTCAATATTCATTTTCTCTAATTCCCTTTCTAATCGGTCACAATTAACCGTAAAACAGGCCAGCCGTGCCAGCCTGTTAAGCTGTTAATCCTAATCCATGCGGCTTTGAACACTTGCGTCAATTCCATATTGGCGCAACACGTTAGCGTAAGCCCGCGCGCCCGCTTCGTGCATATCTACACATTGGCCGCGATATTCTGCGGGGCTATGAACGTGCAAACCGCGCCCGCTATAATGCTTATGGGCTTCGCCCGCTTCTCTTAAGGACTTGGCAAATGTGCCGCGCCCGCTGGTAATGTGAACCCATGCGAAGCCGCAAGCGGCGATAGGTTCGCCATATTGGCAGTTTGGATTATCGCGGCGGTATGCGTTGGACTTAAACGCCGCCGCTTCTCGCGCCGCTGTTTTTGCCTCAAAATGAATCTGCAAGGCTTGTGATTTTGTCATTTTCATTTTCATAATATTCTCCCTTATGCGGCGATATATTTTGCGCCGTTACCGTGTTTAATTACTGCTATTGATTTGGCCTTGCTTGCGCCCATGCATAGGCCGCAGGCTTGGCACTCAATAGATTTGGTTTGCGCGGGGCAATGTATTTCTTGCCCTGCTACTATTTCCGACGCATCCGAAACAATCCTAAATGTGCGCGCGCCGCTATCCCACGCCGCCCGCGCTTGCGCTTCATTGTCCGCGCTTTGCATCATTATAGCGGGGTTAAATTGTGCGCCCTTTACGCCGCTTTGGTGGCTATAGGCGGTATGTCCCTTGCTTTCGGATAGCAGGCTATCCCAAATATAAGACGGCACTGCGGCGGGGTCGCCATATGTGCCAAGCCGAACCATGCGACCGCGCCCTAATTCGGCGGTTTTGTCATGGCCTTGCGCGTCACCATAAACGCCGCGTTCAAAAGCTTTGTAAGTGATAAGAACGCCTTGCCCTATAACTACATAGCAGGAACGATTATCAGCCAGCTTTTTGGCGGGGTCATTAGTCGGGGTGCCGCGATGCGGGCAATTGCCGCAAATAGAATAATCCGCGCCGCTTTTATTAGCGTCTCGCGGGTCAATATCAGCGCGCAGGATATAGGTTTGCACCATTGCGCCCGTTTTTGTATTGCGGTTGGAATAGGTGGCGATTACTACGATAGGCTTGCCGTCAATAAGTGACGAGCCTTGGTATATAATGCCAGATTTGGCTTGTTTGTTTTTCATAGTTTCCCCTTTTGTGTGCCGCGATATTGCGGGCTTTGATTGCCTAGCAATCATTAGATGCGCCAGCTATGCCAGCGCATCAGATTATTGCTGAGCCAGTTCGGGATTCTTTGTTATAACTTCCGCAAGCTCACCTTCTGCTTTGTCGATTGCAACAGACAAATCATCAAGTTCTAAATCCAACGCGGCGTGATAGCACTGTTTTAGCTTCCAAAAAAGTTCGGTTTCCATTTCGATTCTTTCGTTTTCTGACATTGTGTTTCCCTTTTGTTTGCCGCACTATTGCGGGCTAGTGATTAGCATATTGCATCATAGGGGCGCGCTTGTCAATACGGAAAAAGCATTATTTATGTATTTTTTTTTGCGTGGTAATGTTGTTTCAGAATCAATGGTTTAGGGATATTAAAAGTGGCGAAAAATGTTGTTAAGAAAAAGGTTGGGCGTCCTGCTGGCACTGGATACGGTAAGGATATTATAAGTAAGCTTCACCGTGGCTTCACTGGCGCGCTTTCAGAGTTGGATGCAAGGGGCAAATCATTAGATGTGCTATTGGCTGACGCGCTTGAACGAGATGTGAACGGGACCTATTCGCGCAATGTCAGCCCTATTGCCCAAGGCCGATACATTAGATGTGAAGGTTGAGACTGGCGACTCACTATCAACCGCGCTTGCGGGTGTATCTGCCGCGCTAAAGGCAAGCAAGGTTAAGGGTGATGTAATCGACGCTGAGCCTATTGATGATGGCGTCGCGCAATTGACAAATTCAACAGACAATGCGGATTAGGTATTGACTGTGATATAAATGTCACGTTGCAAAAATACAACAGTGTTGCAAAAATACCACGAAATCGAGAAGCCCCCCCCTAATTTTTTCGAGGGGTGCAGTGTATAT